GCGGTCACCGACCGGGCTATCACCCGCCCCGAAGTGGAATCTTTCATACTGTCTGTGACTTCGCGCGTGCGGGGCCATGCTGCGGCTGGTGATCGGTTCGCCCATGACCATTGGATTACCGCCTACCTGGCCGAAGCTGGGGCGGACGCGGTGAAGAACGGGGCGGCCGCCTACGTCATGGGCGCGGTGGCCCCCGAAGGCAGCGCGGGCGGTGTGAGCATGGGTTATGAATCTGTGCTGTGGCAGCGGTTCCTGGAAGCGCTGAAAGAGATAGATGATGCTATCAAGCGGGCGGAGACTGAGCCGGGGCCGGTGGTGCCTGGCCCGAACGGCCCGGTCGGTGTGTCTACGCGTCCGGCCCGCTTCCCTGACGGGATGCGATTCTAAATGGCGGGGGCGCGGGTATCAGGGGACGGGCTGCGGCGCGCGTTTGTGAAACTTGACCGGTGGCGTGACGCGGTGCAGAACCCTGAACCCGCGCTGCGTAAAGTCATGACCGAACTTGAAACAATGGCTGATACCGGGTTCGCTGCAGGCCGCCGCCCCCTGGGTGGCAACTGGGCACCGCTGAGCGATAACTACCGGATCTACAAGTCGATAGTGCGGCCGGGCGCGCCTATCCTGACCTTCGACGGGCATCTGCGGGCCAGCCTGGGCCGGGCACGCGGCGACGGTGCTATCCGTTCGGTGCAGGGCAACACGTTGCGCTACGGCACGCGGATTCATTACGCGGTCTACCACAATAAGGGAACGCCGAATATGCCCGCCCGGCCGGTGCTTCCGGTGAACGGCAAAAAGCTGCAGGCCATGGTAGCGAAGAAAATTCAAGAGCATATTTTAGAAAGTGGTGATGCAGGATGATGGGGCCAGAAGGAATAATCACGGCCATGATCGCGCACGCGCGGGCGCTGATCCCTGAAGGGCTGAACCGGGTGCGGGTGCAGCGGGGCCTGACCGTGGCGCAGCTGCCGCCGTTCCGGCAGATCATGGGCTACGCGGCGCAGCAGAAAAACCTGGGCATGTTCCCGCTGCTGGAATTCACGGCGCAGGACACCACCGGCCGCCTGGATACCCGGCGCGTGGTGGACGGGGCCGAAGGCGACCTGTATCGGCGCATGTACCGGGTGACCGCCCGGGTGTGGGTGGCTGGCCCTTCGGAGGTGGAGACGGTGCAGGCGCTGCACCGTTATGCGCTGGTGGCCCGTGATGGGCTGCAGCTGCGCCGCGTGCTGGAAGCGGTGCCTGCGGGCGATTACGCGGAAATCACGGCACGGCAGACGCAGGAAACATACAGTGACGCTTCGGAGCAGGGCGGCCGGTTCGTAGCGTCTGCGTCATTCACTTTTTACGTGTCCGCCGAAGAATTCGTGGTGGCGCTGCAGCAGCAGCTGAGCGGCCCCATAGAGGACACGAACATAAACACCGGCGGCGGCACGGCAGGCCGGGATGAATACGGGGATCTGGTGCCCGGTGGTGTGGCCAGCGCTGCCCCACTAATCGACAAGATGACACTGGGCAAGTCCCCCACACCTGGCCCCTGACAGTGGAAGATAGAACCATGAGCACAGCTAAACGAATGTTGCACAACATCACCTCGCAGCGGTGGCCCAGTAACGAAGCGGGCCAGTACCTGCTGCCGGGCGCACGCCGCCTAACCCTGCTATCGGATACCGTGGCGCAGAAATACGTCGGCCTGGGCCGGTTCCGCTGGTACGGCGAAATTGTGGATCCTGACCCGGAAACCGAGCCGGACACCCCGCCGCCGCTAGAGGTAGACCGCGAACCGAAGCCCGAACCAACCCCGGATCCTGAGCCTTCGGGCGAAGACACCCAGCCGGAAGAATAAGGAGAACCAAAATGCCTGTAGGCGTAGAAGTAACTACCGGCCGTATCGCTGCGGCCACTAATTTGACCGTAGAGTCCGGCCGCATGATCGTGGTCGGCGCTACCGCGCGCGGCACCACTAAGCCGACCGTGGTTCGTTCCCTGACTCAGTACACCCAGAACTTCGGGGAACGTTCCCTGGGCACTGCGAACCTGTACGACACCCTCGAACTGTTCTTCGCGGAAGGCGGCGGCGAAGCCGTGGTGGCCCGTGTCCTGGGGCCTGGTGCCACCGCTGATTCGGGCACCCTGAAGAACAGCGCGGACGCGGACTCGGTGAAGTTCACCGCCCGCGAACTGGGCGGCACCGGTGACCTGTATGTCACCGTGAACACCGAAAAATCACAGATCCTGGTGCGCCGCCTGGTGGGTGCCCAGTACATCACCCTGGAACGCTTCCACGGCCTGTCGGTTCCTGAAGCGCTGCAGAACTTCGAAGATTCGCAGTTCGTGCGCGCTTCCTACGTGGGCGAAGGGGCCGGGGATGAAACTGAGATTCTGGCCGGTTCGGTGAACCTGACCGGCGGACTTTCGGACGCTCAGAGCGCCACGAATGATTCTTACACCCGCGCTATCGCCACCGCCGTGGAATTCAGCCCGGGCGCATGCGTCACCGTGCCGGGCTACTACCCCGAAACCGGTATCGCACCGCTTGCCCTGGCCGCAGACAAGCACCTGTTCATCACGTCCGGCAACCGCGGGCAGGTGTTCGATGAATTCGCCAAGTCTGACCCCACCGGCGAATCCGCGGACGGCCCCGAAAACGTGCTGGCCGTGGGGCCATGGGTGCGCGTCCCGAACGGTGACCGTCTGAAGACCGTACCGGCCGAAGGGTTCGCCGCTGGTGTCCGCGCCCGCGCGCACGCCGCCGAGGGATTCTGGAAGTCCCCTGCAGGCACTGACTCGACCGCCCGCTTCGTGTCCGCCCCGGCCTGGCCGAATGGTGAGGATGCCACCACCCTGAACCCGAATTCGCTGGAACAGCGGATCTGGGCTAACCCGGTGCTGGAACGCCGTGGACGGGTCACCCTGGCCGATTACCGCGCCGGTGACGCTTCGGTGTCCATGCCGTACCAGGCGCAGGAAATTGACACCCTGGCGAACATTCGCGCCCTGGTGAAGGCTTCGCTGGAACAGTACCTGTTCCGCACTATTGACGGCCGCGGCCAGCTGTTCAGCGAGGTGGAAGGCACTGTCATTGGCATCCTGCAGCCGCTGGCGGACGAGGGCGCGCTGTTCGCCCGCCTGGTAGACGGTGAGGAAGTCGACCCCGGCTATTCCGTCACCGTGGACAGTTCCAACAACACCCCGGAAACGCTGGCGCAGAACGTGCTGAACGTGTCTATCGGCGTACGCCTGTCGCCGGTGGCCCGCGAAATTCGGGTAACCATTATTCAGGTTCCGCTCACCGGCGCACTGTAAGGAAGGACAAACTCAAATGACAATGAAGCACAACTGGGGCGTATCCATTGACGGAATCAGCGGATTCTGGAACGAAATGTCGGGCGGTTCCGCTACTGCGGCCGTAGGCGTGGACTGGGGCGGCGGCGGCGCGAAAAAGCCGCGGAAGTCCGGCGGCCCGATTACTCACGATGACATTACGCTGACCCGCGTATTCTACGCTTCCACCGACTCAGGCTGGCTCGCTTCGCTGCGTTCGCAGATGTACTCGGGCAAGCTGTTCACCGTACGGAAGCAGGCCCTGGACGGAAACGGGCTGAAGATCGGCAAGCCGACTGTCTACTACAACTGCATCCTTTCGGGCCTGACTGAGCCGGAAACCGAAGGCGGCTCGGAGGATAACGCCGTGGTCGAGGTGGTCTTCAGCCATACCGGCCCGGCCTAAAAACGTCCGGCGGGGCGGCCCGGTGCGGCTGTCTAGCCGGTGAGCGGGAAGGGGGCACGTGTTTACCCATGCAGGGGGTGGGCGCGTGTCCCTTTTTCTGTGCCCTGGGTGTGACAGAATAGGGGTACTGGGGGCCGCACCGGGCCGCCTGAATCATCTAGGAGACTTTACAGTGACTGAGAATTCCACTAGTGGATCTTTCACCATGAACGAGCCGGAAGAAATCGAAGACCAGAGCCTGTTCGCTGAGCTGCAGGCCGAAGCGGCGAAGAGCATCGAGCGCGAACCGCTGGTGCTGGCCGTGGATCGCCGCCCGGGCTGGGCGGTGGAGTACACCGGCGACCTGTCCGTAGGCGATATGCAGCGCATGATGAAGCGCTGCCGGATCAAGGGCACCGGTAAGGCGGGCCAGCCTGACACCATGGATCTAGACCAGATCAAGTTCAGCGCCATGGTGCTGGGGTCTATCGGTTCCGCGCTGCTGCGCGTGGTGCCAGGCAGCGACACCATTACGAAGCGTTTGCAGGACGAAGACGGCGACCAGGTGTCCCTGACTCACACCCAGTTCCTGAAGTCTTTCAGCGGCGACGGCCCCATGGACACCGTGCTAGCTGCCGTGGCGTTCATGGGTGAATCCGGCGTGCAGTCCCACGGCACCGCCGTTCTTGACTGGCTGGGTCTGGGGGCCGAGGCTGAGCGCCTAAACCCCACGAACAGCTAGCGGATCATTTAGCAGGGTCACAGAAATTTGCGCTGGCCGTAGCGGTAGCGCGAACACTGAGACTCGACCCGGTAGCAATTCTTCGGGATCCCGACCGCACTAACTATTACCTGCGACTAAGTGCGGCACGGGAAATCTGGAAGCAACAAAAGGCGCAAGCCGATAAGCAAAAGAGCAACAAGTCCGGCGGGCATCGGTACCGGCGGCGATAATATCGAAGGGGCGCGGCGCGCGTGGAGCAGGTAGAACTAGCGGTAATTCTTGATGACGAAGCGTCGCGCCCCCTAGATAGCATCACAGAATCGGCGGAGGATGCCGCGGAAGCGCTCGATAAGCTGGGTGATGCGCAGGACAAAGCAGCGAAGTCTTCAGAGCGGCAGGCGGCCGCCCAGGAGCGGGCGCGGAAGCGCGCTGAGCAGCACACCACCGTTACAGATACTGCCGCCAAGAAAATGCAGGCCATGACCGGCCGCATATCGGACATGGGCCGCAAGTGGGATAGCTACGCCAAGAGCCTGGAAATGAACGGGCGGAAGCTGAACGCCTACGGCAACCTGATGCAACGCACCATGGGCCGCATGCAAAAGCTCACCGCTTCGGGCATGAACAAAATCTCGAGCTTGACCACTTCAGGCCTGGCGAAGGTCACCCGCGTTTATGAGAAATTCGGGCAGACTGCTGGCGGCCGGGCAGTGTCAAAAATCGTTTCAGCTGTGGGCAACGGCGCGAACCGGATTCACGGGGCCGCCACCAACATGCTGGGCCGTATCACGGGCGCATATGAGCGCTTCGGGCAGACCGCTGGCGGCAAGGCCGTGTCGGCTATCGCGTCCGGCATCGGGGCCGGTGCGGGCAAGGTAGCCAGCGCCGTTGGCAACGTCATTAGCAAATCAGCTACCGCTGCGAAGAACGCGGCGAAGGCCGTAGGTGACGCTGCAGGCGCGGCCCTGACAATCGGCATAGGTGCGGCCACCGCGGCCGCCGCCAAGACACTGAACAGCGGCTGGGAACGCGCCACCGCCCTGGAAGGCACGCAGGCATCCCTGAACGTGCTGCTGGGTGACGTGGCGAAGGCTGAGAAGCTGACCGCCGGAATCAGTGAATCCGTCTCGGGCACCTCGTTCACCATGGCCGAATTCTCAGACGCTGGCAAAAAGCTGGCGGCCTTCGGCGTGGAAGCGGAAAAGGTGCCGAAGATGCTGCGCGCCATGGGCGAAGCGGCTACCGCATCCGGCAAGGGTTCGGCCGGTGTCGAGCAAATGACCATGGCCCTTGGTAAGGCCGCCGCCATGGGCAAGATCGACGGCGAAACTATCCAGTCCCTGGCGGATTCTGGCGTTCCTGCCCTGAAGATCCTGGCAAACAAATACGGCGAATCTACCGCGGACATGGCGAAGGCCATTTCGAAGGGCCGGATCGAATCGGACGAAGCGTTTGATGTGCTGATCGCTGGCATCCAAAACGGCTCGAAGGGTGTCGCCGGTGAAACAGTGGCCCTGGGCGGCACCATGGAAAACATGCGCAATACCGTGACCGGCGCTATCTCGGGTATCAGCCCGGCCATGGCCCGCGTGGGCGCAGAATTCTGGAAGCCGTTCCTGGACACCTTCGATAAGGAAGGCAAGGTCGTTGCCGGGCCTATCGCTGGCGTTATCAATTCATTCACGAACCTGCTGAATAAGGCCACCCCCGTGGCGGGCATCTTCGGCAAGATCCTGGAAGACATGCTACCGTCTGACCGGATTATCGCGTTCTTCGATAGGGCTGCAGTTGGCGCGGAAAAGTTCGGCACCATGCTGTCGAAACTGTATGAGCAGGGCGGCGCGTCCGCGGTGCTGGAAAAGTTCGCCCCGGCGCTGGCTGGCATCGCTGCCGGGTTCGTGGCCCTGTCACCGCTGATTAGTGGGTTCCTATCCGGCATCCCGCTAATCGGCGGCCTGATGCCTGCTATTTCGCCGGTGGTGGCGATTCTGGGCGCGCTGGCGCTGATCGCCCCGAACCTGGGGGAAACCATGGGGGCGCTGGGCACGCAGCTGGGCAGCATCTTCGGTGAGATGGGCGCGGCGGTGTCTGCGCTGCTGCCGCAGATCATGCCAGCCCTGCAGGCCCTGGGCGGCGCTATCGTGACCGCGCTGGGTCAGATCATCCCGGTGGTGGCGCAGGTAGTGGCGGCCCTGGTGCCGCTGGCCGCCGAATTCCTGCTGAACCTGCTGCCCGCTGTCACCCAGCTAATCCCGCCGCTCGCTAGCATCCTGGGCA